GTATGGTAAGCAGGCCCTCACCTCCGCCTCCGGCACCGCAGGCGGCTACACCGTTCCGGTCGATGCCAACACCGCCAGCCCCACGGTGGCCGACACAGCCACCCTCTGCCCCGAATGCGGCGGTGCTGGCAACTGCCCCGGCTGCGGCGGCGAGGGCATGGCCGAGGGCACCGTCTGCCCCCTGTGCGGCGGCAGCGGGGCTTGCCAGGGATGTGCAGGGGCAGGGCAGACCAAGGCGGTACGGAAGGCTATGTTTAAGGTTCATGACGAGGTAGTCAGCACGAAGGACGGCAGGGAAGGGACAATCGCCCAGGTTCGGCAAGGGGGGTCGGTCTACCTGGTTTGGTGGAAGGGGAGCAACGGTCGCTACGATGCCCCGGATAGCAAGAAGGAAGAAGTTACCCAGCTCGACATTACCCGCAAGAAGTCCCACAAGGGGAACAACATGGCTACCAGGAAACGCGCCCCCGCCCGCCGCAAGCAGGTCGAGGAGGAAGAGGACAAGGACCTGGAGGGCGACAGCCACACGGAGGAGGACGCCGACCAGCCGGAGGACAACCCGCCGGAGGAGGACATCGAGGCGGCCGGGGACCGGGGGGAAAGCCCCGACGAGGCCGAGCAGAAGGCCGAGCCGCCCCGCTACGCCAAGGCGATGGCCCACGCCTACAACCACGCCAAGAGCGAAAGCGACTGGCTGGACGGGGAGCTGGGCGACGCCGAGGCGGCCCACAAGGACCTGGGCTACGATGACGTGCCGCCCCCGCACGAGGCGATGGCCAAGTACAAGGCCAAGCACGTGGACGGCCGCATCGAGCACCTCAAGGAAGCCTTCGCCAAGCACCACCCCGAGCACGACATCGAGGAGGTGGCCAAGGGGCTGGAGCAATCGGCCGGTGGCGGCGACACTGACTTCGGCGAGGAGGGGGCGGTGCAGGCCGGGCGGGTGCCGCCGGATTCGGTGAAGGGTCGGTATCAGAAAAAATGGGAAGTTGGTCAGGAAGTTACCCTGACCGATTCTGTTAGCCTTCCTGGGGGGTCTAGATTCCCAGCCGGCCACAGAGGTAAGGTTGTGAATATCAATGGCGCAGGAGATGCTGCCAGGCCGGTGGTTGTGTTTGAAGGTAAGAATGGCCCGGAAAAGATAGTGGTGGACCCGAAGAAATTATCAGGAGGTACTGGACCGAGTGGCGGTGGGGGGGATAAGGGTAACTATTTCTCTACTTGCGATAGGAACTCATCTGGTCAGTGCAAGTCCGCTCCTGGCTCCGAGGAGTGGGCTGAGGAGGAGATGACCGAGCCGGAGCATAAGGCCGAGGAGGGGTTCATGGGCGGCGACGATGCCGGGGCCGATATGGAAAAGGGGATGTGTCCGTGCGGCTTCCAGAGCGATGACCCCAGCTTCAACTTCTGCCCCGGCTGCGGCGAGCAGCTGCAGAAGGCCGAAACTGGCGGCATGGAAGGGGACATGCACACGTCTGAGGACGCCGACCAGAGCCCCTTCTCCAAGGCGGAAGCCGACGGCACCCATGACCAGGCCACCGAGGAGATCCTGGAACGCTACCAGAGCCGCGGCAAGTGGTACGTTAAGAGCCTGGGCCGGCTGCGGCGGACCAAGAGTGGTCGGGCCTTCCTGGTGCGGGCCAAGCAGCACGACGAGCCGGCCGAGGACGAGCGGCGGCTGGATGGCGAGATGGGGGTGCAGGCCGCTTGCATGAAGGACTCGAACGGCAATTGGCGCTGCAACCACTGCGGAGCCACCAACGGACCAAGCATTGCCTACTGTCACAAGTGCGGCAACCAGGCTACGGGTATGGAGCAGAAGGGCATGGACGAGGACGATGAGAACCTCAAGGCCATCGGCGATGCCGGCGGCTTCCTCAAGGACCTGGCTGACGAGGAGGAGATTCCCAAGGGCTGGCGCCATGCGGCCGGCGGCCATGCCAAGATGCTGGGGCAGGTGCACAAGGCCCTGACCAATGCCGGCAAGGTGCAGCGTGACGGCGGCAGCGGCAGCACCCTGACCGACGAGGGCACGGCCGGCAACAAGGGGTCGATGAAGGACCAGGGCGAGACCCAGGCCAACAGCACGCCAAGCGGCAAGAGCGATCCGGTGGAGGAGGCTGGCGGCCACACCATCCCCAAGCAGGTGGCCGATTCCTTCGCCAAGCTGCAGAAGGTCTTCAAGCTGCGAACCGGCATCGACCCGGCCACGCTGAGCAACGGGAGCAACTGATGGACCCCGCGATGCAGGAACGGCTGGAGCGGATGGCCGAGAAGCAGGAGGCCAGGCGGCAACAGCTGCTCAAGGATGCCGCTGCCCCGCTGCCTGGCGAGGGCTTTGGGCCGGAGCAGTTGGGACAAGTGATAGCCGATCAGGTGAAGGCAGCCCTGGGGCACAGTGTGACCAAGTCCGGCAACCTTGGCCGGGCAACTCTGGATATTGCTGTCCCAGCCGGCAGCGACTTGACACCGCTGTTCAACAACCAGGCTGGCGAACTGGTGATCCGCGTGCGGCAGTATACGCCCGCTCCAGTCATCAAGGAATACGAGCAGGTCGATTTCACCCCCAACTTCCCGGTTCCGGAGATGGAGTGATGGCAGCAACGGCAGTGAACGGCGCCAGGCAGGACCGCCTCGCCAAGGAAGAGGCTATAGTGGAGACCTTCCGCCGCAAGCTGCGCGAAGCGTGGAACAGCCGGGCGGTGGGGGAGATGAGTATCCGCCTGACCTTCAAGGACGGCGGCGTTTGCAAGACGCGAGTGGGAATGACGGTTGAGTACGAGTTCGTAGATGGGTAGCCTCCTGTTTGTGAGGGGCGACACCTGCCGGGGCTGGCTGAATGGGCGACAGGCAGCTTAGAGTGGTGTGGCAGGCCGGAGAGACGGCTTTGTGCGGGTGGAGCGGGTACGGCAACCCGCACCGGCACGTCGAGAGTGGCGAATCGGGAAACCGAGGGTAAGACTCTCCTACGACCGGGACTAGCTGGTTCGACTCCAGCCACTCGCCTTGCACTGGGGTAGCTTAAAGGCAGAGCAGGCAGTAACATCCCGCAAGGGTAGCCTCGTGTGGGTTCGACTCCCACCCCCAGCTCTTTCGACGGCATTCCTCTCAGCCCCCTGATTCCAGGGGCCTCGTCTGGACCCGTTTGGCGGCCTTGTGGTGAGGCCGCTTTACCTGGCACCGGCACACAGCCGGGGTCAACGGGTCACCGGCTCACCGCCGGGTAAACAGACGAGGGCAACAATGGCAGCAGTGCAGACGGCCGATATGGCCAGCATGGCGAAGCAGATCGACGCCATGACCAAGACGCTTGACAAGCTCAGCAGCACCCCGGCCAAGCCGCCAGGGGTATTGTTCAACGGCCGCAACCCCTATGGCCAACACGACGGCAGGGACTGGCCTGCCGAGCAGCTCAAGAACCTGGAACCTTACGACGAGGCCGCCGTCCGGGCCATGTACTTCAACAAGGGCCGGGCCAACCGGGTTAGCGGCATCGGCCCCTACCTGTGCAAGATGGCCGGGATGGCCGCCAAGTCAATCGGCCACCAGGACACCCTCAACCTGTTGCGCAAGGCCAACGGTTCGGGCGCGGCTGGCTGGGACAATGACGGCTACCAGCAGGAGAACTTTTGCAAGCAGTTCGGGGCCTTCCCGGCCAGCATGCCCTTCGTGGCCAAGAGCTGGGGCGGCGGCGAGGTCCGCAAAGTGGCCCTGGCCGAGGGTTCTGGCCAGACCGGCGGTTATACCGTGCCGCCGCAGTTCATGAACGAGTTGTTGACCATCGCCGCCGAGGACGGCTTCATCGAGCAGCGGGCCAAGGTCGTGCCGATGAACACGCGCACGATGCAATGGCCGATGCTGGATATCACCGCCGTCCAGGCAGCCGGAACGACTCCCTACTTCGGCGGCGTGCTGGCTTCGTGGCAGCCAGAGGCGGCCCTCATCAACGAGACCGAGCCGGCCTTCAAGCAGACCGAATGGACCGCCTGGGACCTGGTGCTCTACACGGTTAGCAGCAACCAGCTGCTGGCCGACAACGGCATCGCCCTGGACGCCTTGCTGACCCAGCTGTTCGGGGCAGCTATCACCTGGTATAAGGAGTTCGCCTTCCTGCAAGGGCTCGGTGCCGGCTCGACGATGCCGCTGGGGGTCAAGAACGCCCCGGCTACCTTCGTGCAGACGCGCAACACCGCCGGCAAGTTCACGCTGCAAGACGCCGCGGCGATGCTTAGCCACCTGCAGATTCGCAGCTGGGATGATGCGGTGTGGATCATGCACCAGAGCCTCATCCCGCAGCTGATCCAGATGGTGGACGTGGCGGCCAGCACCACCGGCTCGAACGTCGGCAACCAGACGGCTGGGATGCACCTCAGCTGGATCACGCCGTTCGGCGACGGCAAGACCGGCGCTGCAGCCATGAAGCTGCCCAACGCCTTCCTCAACGGCCTGCCGCTGTTCTTCACGGAGAAGGTGGGCCAGCTCGGGGTCAAGGGTGACGTGATGCTGGTGGACTGGAGCCGCTACGTCATCGGCATGCGGCTGGACATCCAGATCGACGTCAGCCCGCATTTCCTGTTCAGGAACAACCAGCTGGCTTGGCGTGTAATTGCCCGCTGTGACGGCAAACCATGGCTAAATTCGCCAATCACAGACGCTACAGGCTTCCAGGTGAGTCCGTACGTCTGTCTTTCGGGAACCTAACGGGACTTGTTCTTGTTGCCCAACAAGGCGGCAGCTATCTTGGCCTTGGTCTCTTCGGAGTGTGTACGACATTGATTGTGGTGCGGAACACCCTCGTCTCGCAGCCGCTGATTGC